AATAAGGGGAGCATCAGCACAATATCATCCTGCATGGTCGTGCGTACGTTATAAAGGCGAAGGTGATTTATTATTTATAGACTTACACTATTAACATGGAAACAAAAGACAAGATCAAGAACGGATTGATAGGGTTATTACTAATCCTTATCGTGCTATTTGGCCTCATAGGAGGCAAGAAGGTCACAAGGTATGCCGAAGAGATAGGCTTGCTTAGGTACGCCAATACAACGCTAGAAACGCAAAAAGCATTTTTAAAGACTCAGGTTCAGTTTGAGCAGGAGAAGGTGAGGAAGAAAGACATGGTGATTGATAGCTGTATGATTGAGTTTAAGAAGAAAGACAGGGTTATTGCAGGGATAACATCAGACTTGGATGAAGCCTTGGCAAAGCTCAATGGGATAACATCGGATAGTTCGTACCAGTTTTTACAACAGATAGCATACAGATTTCCGGGAACATTGGAATATTTATTTAATGCACTCCAAGTAAAAGGTATCCATGTAGATTATCTAAAAGCACGCAGTTCAGAAAAGATAATTCCTGTTTATGTAGAACAGATAGCTAATTGCACCTTCCAATTAAGTGAGAGGGACAGCATAGAAACCGGATTAAAGAAGGCCATCAGGTATCAAAGAGAGGCTTTAACTGCTTGTGAGACGGTGAATAATAACAAGGATACTATTATAAAGGACACCGAAAAACAGAGGAACAAAGAGATGAGAAGGAAAAACTTTTGGCGATTTGGCACGGCAGTCACGACAATTACTACAATTATTTTTGCGATACTATAAAGCGCATTTTCCTATAAAATAAGGGGTCTCAGTAATGGGACTCTTTTTATTTTGTAGTTGTTAATAACTTTTTTCATAAAACATTTTGTTGGTAAAATAAAATAAACTAATTTTACAGCAAAATATAATTATATCCCATGGAAGAAAGAATTGGATTAATAAATGGAGTAGAGTGTAAGTTTGCCAAGACAGATCCATCACTCATCGAGTCGCTATCCGAAAAAACCGGATTGTCTATTGATATGGTAAGGACAATGATGCGTTATAACATCTTTACTATGAATCAATATTCTCAGTTAACAGGGAGGGCTATCTCCACGATCACAAACATGGCTCGCCCTAACTACAAAGAAGGAGTACTTGTTACAGAATTAGATTTTTGTTTTCCCTTTCCTGACAAGGATAATGAAGGTCCAAAATTTGTCATAAGAAATAGTAAGAGTGAAAAATACCTAAAAGCATAATGGAATTTACCGAACTCGGCATAGAGGTAAAAGCAGACAAGGTACGGTGGACAACTATTTGTCCCAAGTGTAATGACACTAGGCAGAAGCATAAGAACGCACAATGTCTGACCGTAAACAATGAACCCGATAATCGCTGGTTTTTATGCCATCATTGCTCATATTCTGGCAACCTTGACATCATGGATAAATATGACAAGGTACAGGAAAAGTCACGTATGCCAAAGCAGATTGTCGAGACATATTCTAAAGAGGTCAGGGAGTACTTGGAAAAGCGAGGCATAGATCAGAAGACCGCACTTAAAGAGAAAATATTCTCATACAACATGGGAACAAAGCCTATAATGGGGTTTCCGTTCTACATCAATCTCACCCTTGTCAATGTAAAATACTTTAATGTAAGATGGAAGCCCGGAGATGATGGAACGAAGTGGTGGCAGATGCCCAGAAAAGAGGGAACGAAATCTATCTTTTTGGGGATGCAGTCGCTATCCTTTGATGAAGGGGAGAAAAAAGAAGTTATAATCACCGAAGGGGAATGGGATTGGCTGACGTGGAAGCAGTGTGGTTATAAGAATGTGGTGTCAGTGCCTATGGGAGCTCCTAGTGCTACTGCAAAAGAGTTCACCAAAGAATTTGATTATGCCAATGATAAGTACGTGCAGAGTTTCTTTGCCGATGTGGGGACAATCATATTCAGTACCGATAATGATGCGCCAGGACGTGTTTTGCGTAATCAATTAGCCCTTATCTTTGGTAAGGAGAGGTGTAAGTACATCCAGTATCCGGTAGGTTATAAAGACGCAAATGACGTGTTTAAGGGCAATAACAAGTCTGACACGTTACTTCCGGCACTTGGGAAGGCAGGTGTGGATGAGTGCTACAATAATCTGAGTTCATTTCCGGCAAAAGGAATAGTCAGGCCACAGGATGTAAGGGAAGAATTGGAATTAATTGCTTCCGATGGGTTCACAAAAGGATTTGGGATAGGAATTTCAGAGGTTGACGAGTTGTTTACACTCAAAAAAAAGCATTTTACCGTGGTTACAGGACTCCCAAGCTCAGGTAAAAGCGTATGGGTGCGCTGGTATCTCTCAGAGTTCATACGTCACAATGACAAGGAAAACATCAAATGGGCGATGTTCACCCCTGAGAATAGACCTGTATCAAGAGAACAGGCTAAGATAGCAGAGGTGATAACAGGACAGTCATACAGAAGAGGATTTCGCAATTCAATGTCAGAGGATCTGAGAAACAGGACTATGCGATACATACAAAAGCATTTTTTCTTCATTGCACCAGATAAGATGAATTTTGAGACGTGGGGAGGTAAAATCAATGCGGAGAGGGTTAACACTATGGCATCTCTTTTGGAATACCTGGATTATCTTAAAAAGACAGAGGACATATTTGGGTTTGTTATTGATGCGTGGAATAAGATTGAGCATGAACAGCCAAAGGGCATTACAGAGACGCAATTTATAAGTCAGCAACTTGATTATCTGATTAACTTCTGTGATGTGTATGACCTTCATTGCATCCTTATTGCACACCCGACAAAGATTGAGAAGCAGGGTATTAATTATCGTATGCCATGTTTGTATGACATTAAAGGAAGCAGTAGTTGGAAAGAAAAGCCGGATAATGGAATTATTCTACACCGATATTTTAATAAAAAGCGTCCCAGCCATGAGATACCTGATGATGCCACCGAGGATGATAAGATAATTATAGACATCAACGCACCTACGATTGTAAATATTGAAAAGATAAGGTTTGAGGAGATAGGTAGGATGGGTAAGATAAAAATGGCAATGGATTTTAAGAAGGGAGGAAGATTCACTGTTATAGATGAGAAGAAGAAGGCTGATGTTCCGGATGTTCCCGGCAAGCTCAACCCGAAAGTCAAGGAAGAAGATGAGGATGAGGTGTTCAATGGAGATAATGATAAAGAATTAAGTGACTTGCCTTTTTAATTATTGAGTAATAATAAACAAAGAAGAAGATGAAAATGCTAGGAAATGCAGTACTAATAAAGCCAGACAAGCTTCCTGAGAGGTCAGAGACAGGAGCATTAATTATTCCCCAGACATCCCAGGAGATGCTTCCTGAATGGGGGGAGATCATTGATTGTGGCCCGGAATGTGACTTGGCAAAGATTGGCGAGAGGGTGTTGTTTCCACGCAAGAGTGCTAATCTAATCGTAATTGGCAACACCGATCATTTTATCACGAATGAGCACAGGTTAAAATTCATTCAGGAGAAACTTAATAACAAGAAGATATGAGCAATGTAAATAAACCGTGTCCTAATTGTGGAAGCAATAATCTGTCATTTCAGAATATAGTAACAGCAGGTCATGGAGATTGTACGTATGAAGCATGGATTCAGTGTGACGATTGTGAGATCAGAGGAGCTATAACAAAGGGATGGGGACGTCCAGAAGGAGTAGAAATACTAAAAACATGGGTTAAATGGAATAATATAATAAAAACAAAGATATGAGTAACGTAAACAATTTTGTCTTTGCAGATAAATTGCAATCCTTTAAAGAAAAGGTTCTCGATCCTCACATAGCAAAGATTGAGAAAGCATCTAAAATAATGCACGACCCCAACTATAAATGGGAGAGTGAGGACAGTAAGAATACCGCACAGGCAAGGTATGAGTCTTACAAGGCATGGGGACTATTCTACCAGACGCACTATGACGAAGGCATCAAGCTATGCACCCAGCATGAAAACCTCGTAAACACCATGTCTAAGGTGTACGATAAGTGGTATTCAGACATCAGCAATGATGGGAAGCAGGAAGTTGAGTTAATGTCATGTCAGGCTGATTGGCTCTGTGAAGTGTTCGGAGAAATTTACAAAGAACTTTTGCCGTTAAATCTGGGAGGCATGAAAGCCCCCGCAGCACTTAATATGAAGTAATATGAAATCAACCTTACAAATAACATATGTGCCAATGCACAGTCCCGAGTGGTTCGCCTTCCGGCAGAATGGTATCGGAGGCTCAGAAATTTCGACAGTGCTCGGACTTAATAAATTCGATACCGTTACTCGCACCTTCTATGAAAAGTGTGGAATGATCGAGCCACGGCAATTCGATAATAGCAAAATGTTCTTTGGCCGATATATGGAGGATAAGATTGCGGAGTTATGGGAATTTTATGATGGCACTCCTGAAGGTTGGATAGAAAACTACAAGAACAATAAGATCATCCGTAAATGTCGGAACATAAATGGATATGTTGTTAATCCTTCTTATCCTTGGTTATTTGCATCATTAGATAGAGTGCAGAATATGTCTGGAGGTATAAATTTATTAACCGGAGAGAAATTAACTACGGAAGCGGTATTGGAAGTAAAGACCCTCTCTTATTGGAGTTCGCAAATGTGGGCCGATGGTTTGCCCATCAGCTTTTTGCTCCAGGTACATCAGTATATGATCATCCTTGAAACCGATTACGCTGAGTTAGCGATACTTAAAGACGGTAATACTTTTGAAGTGGAAAAAATACAGAGGGATGAAGCGTTATGCAAAAAAATCATCGATATCAGTAAATCATTTTGGTACAAATTGGTCGTTCCGGCGCAGGAAGCATTTGCAAAAAGGCAGGAAGCAGAGAAGGTAGGGAACATGGGGGAGGTGGAGAAATACGATGCTAAAATACAGGAATTGGAGCCTGAGCCTGACCATTCGGAGGCATACGCAGAATTTATGAATGAGCGTTTTTTAAAGGAGCGAGACTCGGTTGAAGGCACAATGAGGCTGTATAATTTGGCAAAAGTCGATAAGGTATTGAATGGATTAAAAGGATTGATTGATGATGAACGTACGGGGATTAAGAATGTATTTATAAAAGAACTTACTCTTGCCAGTGCGGAGATGGTTGATTTCGGGAGGTTGGGGAGCATAGCCTGGAGCGAGAGGAAGGGGTCTAAGAATAGGGTATTTTCTAATAGAATTAAGGAGAAACCAACAGAAGATCAACTCATGGAAGAGTTTAAGAAGCTGAAATTAGATTGTTATTAATGGATCAGGAAACTGTTATTAATAAGGTGCTTCGGGATATGAAGATATTTGGATTTGTTGCAGAAGAAGAAAGTGA